TATTCATTGCCTTTGACCGCCCTGAACACGTTAAGAAAGCGCGTGGTATCCAGACTACATGGGTATGGTTAAACGAGACTAAAGAGCATTCTAAGGCTGTCCTTGATATGCTTGATCTACGTCATGGTCGCTATCCGTCTAACAAGGAAGGTGCGCGTCCTACACATCACGGAATGATAGGCGATAGTAATGCTCCTGATGAAGACCATTGGTACTTTAAACTAGCTGAGATAGAGCGTCCTGAAGACTGGGCTTTCTATCGTCAAGCTGGTGGTGTGATTAAAGACGGTGAGAACTGGTTAGTAAACGAAAAAGCAGAGAATCTTTTTAATCTACCTGAAGGTTATTACCGTAGGGGCTTACAAGGAAAGACTGATGATTGGATTAAGGTTAATCTAGCCAATGAATACGGCTTTGTGTCTAACGGTAAACCTGTCCATCCTATGTATACCGATTCTGTCCACTGTCAGCACTTGGAATTTAAACCGTCTACGGACACTCCTATTGTGCTTGGCTTTGACTTTGGTAGAACTCCCGCGTGTGCCTTTCTACAACGTACCTCGATTGGACGTTGGGTATGCTTTGACGAGGTTGTATTAACTGACTCTGGTGCTGTTGACTTTGCGCCTAGTCTTAAACGATACATTGAAGAGATGTACCCTAACCACACGTTTAAAGGATGGGGCGATCCGTCTGGTAACAACAAGAACCAATCTAACTCTGAGACTCCGTTCCAGATTATGCGAGCCGCTGGCATTCCTTGTCAACCTACAGTGTCTAACGATCCTATGAAGCGTAGGGCCGCCTTAGAAGTCCCTATGAAAGAAATGTGTATGGACGGTAAGCCTAGATTTATTGTCCTGCCTAAAGCCTCTATGATCCGTAAAGGTCTACAGGGTGGCTTCTGTTACCGTCGTGTACAGACTACAGGCGAGAGATACACTGATGAACCAGATAAGAATGAATACTCTCACCCAGTAGAAGCACTTGAGTATGCTTTACAGGGAGAAGGAGAGGGTCGTTCTGCATTAGCTCGCGCTGGTGGGTTTGATAAGACTCACACTGCAAAGATAAAAGTTAATGTCTTCTAGAATACCTACTAAACTTTATGTTGTCTTTGAGGATGATGGTAATAGATGGTGGTCTTTTTTCTTAAAAAAAGGAATTAGGCACTGTTTTATTCTAAAACCTACAGGAAAAGAGTTCATTGTGTACGGGAAAAGTGCAAAAGGGTTCGATTTGTTTACGATTAAAGACGAAAAGAGTATAATCGACGACATATTTGTAATAAAAAGCTATATACCTAAAGAATGTAATCGGTCATTATTTATGTTGAATACATGCGTAGGCCATACTAAGCAGATATTAGGAATCAACAATCCTTTTATCATAACTCCATACCAATTATTAAAGCATCTGAGGAAACAATAATGGGATTTTTGAAGGCTCCTAAAGCCCCCGAACCAACAGCGCAAGAACTTGCTGGTGTAGCTCGTCAGTCTCGTATGATTGATGAAGAAACCGAAGAGATGGAAAAGAGATTAAAGGCGGCGGCTAGAGGAAAGCTAGGCTCTAAGTCATTGCTTGCTAAAGCTGGTAAGGCATCATCTGGAAAATCTGGTGTTTCAGCTAGAAGCATGGTAGGTGGCAGTGCTGGCTCTAGTGGTGCTGGCGGTGGTGGTACTTATGGCTCTCCTTCAAGTGGTTCAAACGTCCAAAGAAAATAGGCAACAATATGAAACTGCCAAAAGAACTAGGCTCGCTACAAGATTTAAAAACAAGAGAAAAACAAGCATTTCAGAAGATGGCTTTATGGCATGATCTTCTTGATGACTGCTATGAGTATTTCCTGCCTAACAGAAATCTATTTGATGACTTTTCTACTGGTCAAAAAAAGATGGACAGGATATTTGACTCTACTGCTATCGAAGCTATCCAACAAGGCGCAAGCAAGCTACAAGAGAACATTGCTCCTATCTGGGGTAACTGGGCTACCTTTGCACCGTCTGTAAGTGTTCTTAACATGCTAGACTCTGGTGATTACGATGTATCAGAAGAAGAGATTAGAGCTAACCTAGAACAGCAAGCAACGATTGTTTTTGATTACATTAACCGTTCTAACTTTGGCACACAGTTCTTTGAGCATGCGCTAGACCTTTTAATTGGTACAGGTACGTTAAGAATTGATGAAGATGAAAGCGATGATATGCCGATCATCTTTAATGCTATTCCGCAAAAAGGTATTGCGTTTGAGGAAGGGCCGCATGGTTCTATTGAAACTCACTGGCGTAGATTCACTGTTAAGGCTCGCAACCTAAAGCGAATGTGGAAAGGCTTTAAGCCCTCTGAAAGCATTAAGAGCAAGATAGAGAATCAACCTGACGCTGAAGTAGAAGTCAGTGAAGGTGTTGTGTACATGCCTAAGTCTAAGACTTACTACGGTTGTGTATGGGTAACTAGCGAAGATAGAATTAGCTGGACGCAAGACTTTGGTAAATCTAGCCCTTGGGTAACTGGTCGTTACTCTAAAGTAGCTGGTGAGATTCGTGGTCGTGGCCCTGCTGTCCAAGCATTGCCTGATGTTCGATCACTAAACAAAGTTAAAGAGTTTGTATTGCAGAAAGCCGCTATTGACTTGTCTGGTATGTACACTGCAACCGATGATGGTGTAACTAATCCCTACAATATAGTTATAAGCCCCGGAGTTGTTATTCCAGTTGGTTCTAATAACTCGTCTAATCCGTCTATACAGCGTTTAGACACCAGTGCTAACTTGCAATTAGCGCAATTTGAAATGAATGAGCTACAGAATTCTATCAAACGTGCTTTGTTTAACGATCTGCGTGACCCTACTGGCCCTGTTCGCTCTGCTACTGAGATCGCTATTGACTCAAGAGAACTAGCCAAGCGCATTGGTTCTGCCTTTGGGCGACTACAGACAGAAGTATTAGTCCCTATACTCAAGCGTGTTGTTTATATCTTGACTCGTCGTGGATTACTGCAGCCTATTCAGTTAGATGGTCGTGACATTGAGATTAAATTCTTATCACCTTTGGCAAAAGCGCAGGATGGCGAAGACATTATTAACGTACAACAAGCCGTTCAGTTTGTATTGCAAAATGCTGGCCCAGATCAGGCTAAGATTGGCTTTAAGCTAGAAGACTTTGGTACATGGGTAGCCGCTAAGACAGGTATGCCAGCTGAGTTAGTCCGTTCTGATGCAGAGAAAGCCCAGATCATTCAGGCTGGTGCTGAGGCGGCACAACAAGGCATTAAACCTTCACAAGCTCCGATGCAAGCTCAATGAGTTGGTCAGAAATTAACCAATCTGCTGACCCTGATGTGGCTAAGAAACAAGCTGGCATACGCAAGCAAAATGCGGCTGACTTGGCTAAATCTTACCACAGGGTCTTTACAACTGACGACGGTAAGCGTATCTTGTCTGACCTGACTAGAAGATTTGTCTACGATAACGACACTTCTTTTGGATCAGCAAACATTGATTATGAGGCCGCGTACCATAATGGGGAGGCTGGAGTAATTAAGTTTTTAATTAACCAAATGAAACAAGCTGAAATATTATAGGACTACACTATGTTAGATGAACAGGCCGCACAAGAAAAACAAGAAGCACCAAAAAGCGATACCCTGCTAGATCAAGCACAGCCAACTTTAGAAGCTGGAGAATACTTTCTTTCTGATGGCATTAAAGGTACAGGTGAAGCACCAGAGTGGTTAAACACTGAAAAATATAAATCTGTTGCTGAACAAGCCAAAGGATATGCTGAGTTATCAAAAAGCCCAGGTGGATTTAAAGGCGCCCCTAAAGATGGATATACACCCCCTGTAGATGTTGAAACAGACGATGCTCTATACCAAGAGCTAGAAGCCTTTGCTACTAAGACTAATATGAACGGTGATGCTTTCCAAGAAGCGTGGGAACTACTGTCCACACAAGGTGAAGTAGCAGAAGAGTACAATCAAGAAGTTGAGTTAAGTAAGCTAGGTGACAATGCTCAAGAGCGTATTAAGACTGTTGAAAGTTTTATGAAGAACAATCTTGACTCAGATACTTACGAGCAAGCTAGAGGATTGGTTACTAATGCCGATACTATTGAACTTGTTGAGTTACTTGTTAGAGCTACTGCACCTACTAAGTTACCGATGGAAGGTGGTCACAATCCTGAAGGTTTATCTTGGGAAGCCATTGAAACAGAAATGTTTAAACAGGATGATAATGGTAATTTGCTTAGAAGTACCAACATAAGCCATGAGCAAAAAATACAAAGAATGATGGAAGCATGGGGTGGCAACCAGTAGTCATTTGATTTCTATAGGGTAAAAGGTGTATAATCCGTACACTGGATACCCTTTTCCCAAAGGCCCAGTAAATTTAGGTTGAATGCTGACCAATTTACTGGGTACTCAGCTTAAACCTTGAAAAACTTTTTTTAATTACTCTTTTTCGAGGAACTTCTTATGAGTAAGACTCTCTCATCTGTTGCAGTCACAGAATTTGACTCAATGGTAAAACATGCCTATCAAGGCGTTGGGCTATTAAAGCCTGCTGTTACTATACGTAACAACGTAGTTGGTGACACTTACAAATTCCGTCGTATGGGCAAGGGCCTAGCTAACCAGAAGTCTACTTCTGATTTGGTTACTCCTATGAACGTAGCGCACGAATTTAAAACTGCTACTCTACAAAACTGGAACGCTCCAGAATACACTGATATTTTTGACCAAGCAGACGTAAACTTCGACGAGAAGCAAGAGCTTGCAAGCACTATCGCGGCCGCTATTGGTCGTCGTTGTGACCAGCTTGTTATTGATGCAATGGACGCGTCTACTCCAGATGCTACTGATATTGCCGCTGGAACTACTGGCCTTACTATGGCTAAAGTTATTGCCGCACAAGTTGCTTTGCGTGGACAAAATGTACAGAACCAAAACCTTTATGCTGTTGTAAATGCTGATGGTCTTCGTGGCCTTTTGAATGACGAGTTGGCTACATCTTCTGACTATCAGACAATTAAAGCTCTTGTTTCTGGTGACATTAACAGTCTAGCTGGATTTCAGTTTATCATTCTGGGTAATCGTACAGAAGGTGGATTGAAGGTTTCAGCCGCTAATACTATTGACTCTTGGTTCTTCCAGCGCGATGCTGTTGGCCTTGCTATTGGTATTGACATGAAGACTTCTGTAGATTATGTTCCTGAGCGAACTTCATATCTATGTAACGGTATGCTTAAAGCAGGTTCTGTTGTTCGTGACAACGGTGGTCTGGTTAAAGTTAAATACAAAGATAACGTATAAGGAGAATCATCATGGCTTTTGCAAGATCAGGTTTATGCCGCATTGGCGGTTCAGGAAATGGCGGAAGCACTTGGCAGTATTCTACTGCTGATGCTAAGGCTACTATCGTAGGCGCAGATTACATGCTAGGCGCTGTCGATGAACTAGCTTTAGGAGATATCGTAACTGCTGTTACT